TGAGCAGATCCGGGACCTGTTGACGCAAGAGGCGGGGGGGATGCAGCATCAACGCATCCGCCTTCTGACGCTGATCGGTCTGGTGGAAGCGTACCTAGCCGGGGATACGAACGACGCCGAAGAGCGGGCGCTGTGGCTGAACAGGCGGCGGGCGTGGCTGATGGAACTGGCCGCCATTGAGATATTCCTGGGGCTACCCCGCAGCATCCCGCCCAAGGCGCTGAGGCGTGACAGCCGCATAGCCCACGGGGAGGACAGGCGCAACGGGCGGGGGCCGGATAGACGGGGGGCGGAACCGAGATAGAGGCGTGATTCTGGACCACTTGACAGAACCCACAAAGCCGTGCTATGATTGTAACGAACACCTAACCAAACACCTGCCCGCTCCCGGTTCAACAACCCGCGGCGAGAGACACAGCAATGTGTCACTCGCCGCTTTTTTTTGCCCTCCATCCTGGAGACAACGCCATGAATCTTGACAACCAGATTTTTGAACACCCCGCCAAAGTCCTCACCGTCGCAGAGACGGGCGACCTGCTTGCCCTTGTCAAGCAGAGCCACGCCCTGGACGCCGCAAGCCTTACCGAGTACCCCCCCTTCTTCTTCCGGGCCGAGATTTCCAGCGACCGGTTGGACAGCTACTTCACCCGTATGCACGAAACCTCTCTCGTCAACTACGCACAGGACGCCGCCACGGGCATCTCCTTCCAAAATAGTCACAACCACCACGAGATGGGCTTCGGACGTTCCCTGACGGGCTTGTTCGTGCCTGGGGAGGACGTGGACACCGTGCTGGCCGACTTCTACACCGTGCGGGGTCTGACGCTGAACGGCATCAACACGGACCACCTCATCACCGGCATCCGCACGGGGCTGGTGAAGGACGTCAGCATCGGCTTCTACGGGGGCGAATACATCTGCTCCATCTGCGGGCGGGACCTGTGGGATTGGGACTGCACCCACGTTCCCGGATTCAAGTACGCACCCCCTGACGAGAAGGGCAACAAGGGGGAAGAGGAACTGGCCTTCGCCTGGGTACGGGACGCCCATCTTGCGGAAGTGTCAGCCGTGTATGACGGGGCCACGCCTGGGGCGGCCATCTTGAAGGCGCAGCAGGAATCGGAGGCGGGTCGGTTATCCCCGGAAAAGGCACGGATATTGGAGAGTCGCTATCGTATCGCTTTGCCCGGCAAGCGCCAGCAGTGGGCCGGGGCCAATCTATCGCAGGAGGAATCAATGACGAAAGACACGAAGAACGAGAAGGACATGCAGGACCCGCAGGAGGAGGAGCGCTTTGCCGTCCTGCAACGCATGGAGAGCGCCCTGGAGTCCGTGGCCGGGGCCAACGTGGAGGCGAAGCTGGCTGGTCTGCTGGCCGAACGCACGAGCACCGCCCAGCGGGTCAAGGATCTGGCCGGCGAGGTCGCCACCCTGAAGCCCCTGGCCGAGGACGGGCACACCTATCGGGCCGATCTGGTTTCCACCGCCCTGGCCGAAGGGGTTCGGGCCTATGGGGGGACCTTTGACGAGGCCACCTACCGCAAGCTGCTGGAAGCCTCGGATCTGACCGTGGTCAAGCGGCTGCGGGACGACTGGACGCTGATTGCCGAGGGTCGCTTCCCCGGGGGCCGCCAGACCAAAGACGGCCACGACGCAGGTGCCGTCTCCACTGAGGCCACCATTCCCGCTGCGGCCTATCGGGCCTAGTTCGCACGTATTTGCACGTATGCCTGCACGTATTCGCATGAGTTCAAGGAGCTAAACAATGGCAGATCCACGCAACACCATTTCGTTTGAGGGCATCGGGGAGGAGCGAGTCACCTACCTGATCGACGACGACACCATCACCTACGATGCCACCAAGACCAACGGCAGCGCCCAGGTCGGGCTGGCTGTCACCCTCAGCGCCGCCAGGACCGTGGCCCTGGTCGCCGACGCCGAAGCTGTGATCGGGAAGCTGCTCCGGGTCGAGGCCGACGACAAGGCTGTGGTCCAGGTCGGCGGGTACATGACCCTGCCGGGCGGAACCAGCGCCACCCTCACCCTGGGTACGCCCATCGTTGGCGATCTGCTGGACACCGCCAAGGGCTACATCCGCAGCGCCGCCAGCGGTGCAGCCGCTGAACTTCTGGTGGCCAAGGGCGCCATCATGGACGCCAGCGTCACCACGGCTGTGGTCGTCAAGTTCTAGGGGCCGGGACTTCCCGTCAACCTTCTCAAGTTCTAGATTCAAGGAGACAAGCAATGGCAGACATCAGCACTCGACCCGGCCCGCAAGAACTGTTCCGGCAGTTGGGACCGGACATGTATCGTCAGGCGTACAAACGGGGCATGTCCCTGTCGGCCTGGCTGGAAACCCAGGACCCGTCTGGTCCCTACAAGGATGGGCTGGACGCCTTTTCCCGTGTGATGATGCAGGCCGGCATCGTCACCACCTCTGACCCCAATGTCGGCTATTTCGCTGACAAGTTCGAGCGTTTCTTCGAGACGCCTCAGACCCGGGCCCTGTTGCCCGAGTGGGTGTCCCGGCGCTGGAAGGAAGCGGCCACCGGGCGACCGGTGATGACCCGTGGGGTCTACGGCAGCGACGACTCCGTGGTGGGCAGCCTGTCCAATTCCTATGTGGACAACGCCACGGCGCGCTGGAGCCAGATGATCGCCCCGGCCATCCCCATCGCCAACCTGGTGGCTCTGACCACCCCCATCGACGGCAACACCTACCGCTCTACCTACCTGACCAACGATGCCACGGCGCAGCGCATGGTGCGGGTGGGCGAGTCGGCCAGCATCCCGACCGCCAAGCTGACCCAGAGCGACAAGACCATCCAGCTCTACAAGTTTGGGCGGGGCCTGCTCTCCACCTATGAGGTGCTGCGCCGGATGCGGATCGACCGCATCGCATTGCACATTGCGCAGATGGCGATCCAGGCCGAGACCGACAAGCTGGCCGCCATCATGGACGTGATCGTGAACGGGGACGGCAACCCCTCCACCGGGGCTACCAACTACAACCTGACCACGTTGGACACCGCCGCCAGCGCGGGAACCTTGACCCTCAAGGGCTGGCTGGCCTTCAAGATGAAGTTCGCCAACCCCTACAGCATCACGACCGCCCTGGCGACCGAGGCGACTGCGTTGCAGATGCTGCTCCTGAACACGGGCAGCGGCAACACGCCCCTGGTCAGCATCCAGGGACAGGCGGGCTTTGGCAGCTTCAACCAGATCAACACGGGTCTACGGGACGGGGTGGCTATGGGCTGGACCAGTGAAGCGCCCAGCTTGAAAGTCGTCGCCATCGACAATCGGTTCGCCATCGAGCGGGTCTACGAGATGGGGGCCAACATCCAGGAGACGGAGCGCTTCATCCAGAATCAGACCGAGCTGATCACCTTCACCGAGGTCGAGGGTTATGCGGTCATCGACCCGAATGCCCTGAAAACGCTCGATATCAACGCATAAGGGGGGAGCCATGTCCTACGTGACCGTGCGTAGCGCCACCGGGGACGACCGGGTGGTGCTGTGGGAGCGGGATCCCCGTCACCCGGACGGCGAGGTGTTCGTCGCCGGGGACACTCCTGTGCAAGCGGGCCTGACCCAAGCGGTGACCAACCGTATCCGGGACGGGCTGCTCGATGTGGTGGAAACGGGACAGGCGCAAGCGGAGAGTGAGGCGGGGCCGGAAGTGGGGCCAACCTCGCCTCTCCCCGCCCTGGCCGACGTGGTGGGCGAGAAAAACGAAGCCCTGCTCAACGGTATCCGCATCTTTTCGGTGGAAGAGTTGGCCGACGCTGACCCGGACCTGTTGGACGGTATCAAGGGCGTGGGCCGGATAACCGCCGACGACTGGATCGCCAAGGCTCTGGCTATTCTCAACGACAAGGAGAAACCATGAATCTCAATAGACAGAAATATGGGCGGGCGGGGGTGATCCTCGCCCTGATCCTGGCCCTGGCCCTGGCCGGGTGCGTCCAGTCTATCCCGACAGGCGAGGGCAGCCAACCTATTCACGTGGTCATCGACAATGCCGCCGAGGTGGGCGAGCAGTCGGTCAACTGGACTGCCCAGCCGGAAGAGGGGGGCAGCCGGGCCGTGGCTCCCAGCGGGGCCAGTGAGACCGGGTTCAACAACATGCAGGTGACCGGCTATGTGGATGTGCAGACGAATCTCTACGTGGGGGACTGGGTGCATATCTTCACGCAGACGCCCATCGCCGTGACGGACGGGGCGGTGATCACGCCGACCGGAACCTATCAACCTTTGACCAGCGCCGGAAGCGTGACGGCCACCCTTACGACTTCCTCGGACTTCGTGACTGCCGGGGATGTACTGGTGCTCATCAACGCCAATAGCACCGTGACCAGTACCGTCAACATCGTGGATAGCGGAACGGCCATGCTTACCGCCGCCGCCGCCCTGGGCCAGTACGACAGCTTGACCCTATGGTTTGACGGCACGAATTGGATCGAACTCAGCCGGGCAAACAACTAGACCAGCAAGGGGCTGACCCGTGGCAATCCTCACCAGCACATCCTATCCAGCTATCCGGCAGGCTCTCCACGTCTCTCTGACGCCCGAGAGTCTGCCGGATGCCATGATCTCCCTGGACATCTACATGGGTGCGGCGGAGGCCGAGGTGGTGCGTCGTGACCCGCTTGCTGCCAGCCGGACGGGGGCGGAATTGCTCCACATAAAGAACGCTATCATCTTCTTGGTGGCGGCCTATCTTGCCCCGGCCATCGAGATGGTGCTGTCTGAATCCATCCCAGGGGGCGGGTACAGATACCAGCGCCCGGAAGTAAACTGGAAAGATCGGGCTGAGTCGCTCATGGCCCGCTACGAAAGTGAACTGGCGGCGGTGCTTGCCCCGGTCGGATCGGACGAGGCCCGCAGCAGCAGCGCCCGCCCCACCTTCTTCGGGGTAGCATCGAGGGTGTATACCAATGGCTGAGTCGCTTTGGGTGGGGATTGACACCTTTTACAAAACCGCTCTTCTGGCTGACCTGGGCGTGACCAGCGGGTTGACGACTCACGTGATCACGGAAGTGGTAAACACCGCCGAATGGGAACCCAAACAGTGGACACTGCCGGTCGCCATCGTGAACGGGGAGACGGGCCGGATTGGCCCACGTGGGCACGCAGACGGCACACAGCACGCCGAGATCGTTTACCCGTATGTCCTGGGGGCGTTGATGCTTTCCAGCACGTATGAGGGGGCCAGAGAAGGGGCCAAGACCCTGGGCCATCGACTGATGGGGAGCGCCCTGAAGAACTTTGCCTGTGGGGGCCTGGCCAACGATGCCGGCACCGAACGGGTGCAAAACACACAGCCCGGCCATGTGGAACATTTCGTGTGGCCGTCCGAGGGCAACCGAAACCATTTTTTCGGCCTGGCCCGGCTTGACATAGACGTACACGCCACGAGGTAGCACCATGATTGTCTTCTGCGCCGACCCACTCGCCAAAATCTATGACACCTACGCCCAGGCCGTTGCGACGGATCGACTGGTATTTGGCCAGGCATACACCGTGCCCGACGCCCTGGGCGAGAGACTTCTGGCCACGGGCAAGTGGACCCAGACCCTACCCGGTCCAATCGCTGGGGCGGCCGTCGAGAAGGTGCCGGGGCTGAGAAAGATCGACGGCATTGGCCCGCGGCGCTTGGAAGCCCTCGCCGCCCTGGGGATCACCACGCTGCAACACCTGATCGACGCCCACGCTGTGACGGTTGACGAAGGGATGGACGGGTCAAGCCTGGCGCAAGTCCTGGGCTGGCAAAACGAAGCTAAAAAACTCATTTCTGAGATTTAGGGAGGAACTATGAACAAAGAGACTGCCAGCTTTGCGATGGGCTTTCAGGCCGCCAAGGGGACTGGGGCGGCGACTCTGATCCGGGGCATTGTGGACGATCACAAGATCGCTCCCAGCTACTCCACCATCCGGCGTGAGGCAGAACACCGGGGCAAACACCAACGCCCCAGCGCCAACCAGTCCAGCGGCATGCGGGGGGCTGTGATCGTGCCGTGGTCGGTCAAGTTTGGTCTTCGCCCACGCATGATCGGGCATGTCCTTCTGTCCAACGGCTACCAGATCGACGCCGAGCAGACGACCGTCACCCTAACTCTTTCGGCGACCGGGGGCACGTTCACCCTCACGGTCAAGGCGCAGACGACCGCCGCTATTGCCTTTGACGCCACTGCCCTCGCCGTGGAAGCGGCCCTTGAACTCCTGACGACCGTCACCGTGGCCACCGTGACCGGGAGCGATGGGGGGCCGTACCTCATCGTGATCGATACGGGCGTAGACAGCACGACCATGACCGCCGATGGTGCGCTCCTGACCGGTGGAGACGGGACGGCCATTTTTACCGCTTGGATCAACCAGCACAATTTATCGGAAGCCAACGCAGGGTCAACCGGGTATGTCACGCTCATGGAGTACCTGGGGGAAGGTGCGGCACGGTACGGACAGCGGGCCGTGGACGGCAAATCAAACAGCCTCTCCTTCAAGGCCACCGCCGAGGAGTTGACCGTAGACGTGGGGGGCTTTGCCATCACCCCCGGAGACCCGTCCGGCTCTGAGGTTGAGATCGATGAGGTGGACGTGCTCTTCCACCCGGGGACCGGCCTCTTTACGGTGGTCTCGTCCGACCTGACTGCCCTGGGCGTCCCGCTGACCCACGATTGGAAACAGGACAACCCCATCGACGACAAGGTGCAACAACTGCACTCCCTCTATCGTGCCCGTCTCCCTGAGGGGGGACGAAAGCGAAATGGGACGCTGGGCGGCCTTGTCTTCGCCGAAGATCCGTTCCGTGAAATCATGTATGCCGGGGGGACGGAGCCTTCTGTGGTCATGCCGGAGGCCTCCCTCAGTTGGTCATGGACCAGTCCGGGCGCGTTCGCCGGTTCGCAAAAATATAGCTTTGCGTGGACGTACCCGATCTGTGAGTTTGAGATCCAGCCCGTGGATCTGAGCGGGACCGGGGAAGTTGTCTACTCCGCTGACTATGTGGTGAGCGATACCGAAACCACTTCCCCTTCTTCCGTGGTCCTGATCAACGACGTGGCCAGCTACGCCGGGACGTAAGCCCGTAGGACGGCCCTAGCGGACTTGGCGGGTCAATCCGCACAAGTGTTCGCATGGAGCGAGAAGTCGCCAGGGCGGGGCAGGGGCGTAGCGGAGCGGGCAGATAAGCCCGACTTGGGCAAGGGCAAGAAAAACAGGATCGGAACTTTCAACCGTGGGCAAAAAGAACAGGAAACAGAAACCCATGACCATGCAGCTTTACTTCCGAATGCCCGCCGAGGATGACGGGGGGGTGCAATTCCAAATGCTCTCCGCCATCGACCAGGCGCTGAAGGTGGGATTTGATGACCAGGACATCATGGCGCGGATTGAGGAAGCCGAGGCCGAGGCCAAGACCTACCCGGACAACATGGAGCTTCTCGCCCATGTCGCCGAGCTTCGGGCAGAGCATGAGGCCATGAAAGTTGCCTTTGAGAACCTGCCGGCAGAGCGTGAAAAGATTCTCGCCGGACTGCCTGAATTGGAGTGGATACAGATCACATGCCACGAGCTGGCCCGCATGGACTTTGCCCACTATGAGTCTTTGTGGAATGAGGCTCGTGACTACTTTGAGGCCGAGACTGGGCTGAAGATTGACGCCAAGGTTGATCAGGAGTCAGAGGTGGGCCGGTTCCGCCGTTCGCTGTTGCTCCGGGCCGGGATGTTGGCCAGCGTGAAACACAAGACCAACTTTCGGGAGGGGACCACTGCCTATTACGCAGACACATGCACCCTCGTCGCCGGCCAGACGCCTAACGATGACACGGTATGGAGTCACACGCAGATCCCCGCCGATTGGACCACGCCCGATGGGATGCTCAATGAAATGCCGTGGATCTTGTTCAATCATTGGGCAGAGTTAGCCCATACGGTCAACGCCGGGATCTTGCCTCTTGCACCGGATTTTTTAGCCGGGGAGCGCGTAGCGATCCCGTCCCTGAAGAGATAGCCCGGCAGATTGACGCCGAGCGGGAAGCGATGGACGCCGCGCTAGCGACGCTGATTCTGCCAGACAAGGAAGCGACCGAGAAGCCGCCCACCCTGGCAGAGATTGAGGCCGAGGCGGGAAAATGGCACTTGGCCAGGCCGGAACATTTGGATCTATTCATCCTGTACCGGTCGATGGGCGGGGGCGGTGAATCCCTGTATGACCTGTGGAAGCTGATGCAGGAACCAGGGAGCGCCGCCCTTTTGCACGATTTCGCCATCCTGGGCCAGCGGCTGAAACGGCTAAAGGCGAGGGATAAGGCAAGGAAAGCCAAGGAAAAGGGGAAGGGCAAATGATCCAACTTCAGGCGACAGAGGAAACCAAGGCCCATCACAGAGATTTCCTGGCTCTCTTGGCCCGGATTCAACAGCCATCAACTATCGTGCGCAGGGATGTGGGCCGGGCTGTTCGCCGAGGGATCGCAGAAAACTTTGTCCGGGAGCGGGCTGGAGATGGGCCAGCCTGGGCACCTCTCGCCCCTCTGACCATCCGCACACGGATTCGGCGGGGCTTTGGGGCGGGGCCGAAGCTGTTTAACACGGGGCGGTTATTGCGCTCTTACACTGAGGAATTTGACCGGGACCATGACCAGCGCTTTCGGTCCACGGCCACGGGCTATGAGATGGAGTATGGCAGTACCGACTATCGGGCGGCGTGGCATGAGGGGGGAACCTCTCGGATGCCGGCTCGCCCGGTTTTGTTTTTGTCTAGCCGGTCCGAGACGGATCTGAGTTATAGCCTGGCGAATGTCCACACCCGCATCTTTGCCTCAGCAGGATTTTAAGAATCTGAGAGTCTAGAATTATGAGTAGGGAATTTCACTACAGGGTCACAGTCGATACCGAGCAGATCCGCGGCGCTGCCGTGGTGATGCGCCGCGCCTTTGAGCAAGAAATGGGGCGCATGAATATCACGCCCGGCGCGGCGGGTGGCTCGTCGGTAACACAGTCCGTGTCACGTGCCGTCGCCGGTGGTAAAAGTGGCGGGGGCATCCTCGATAGTCTCCGGGGCATGGGAGGGTTGGGTAACCTGGTGGCGGGTGGTGTGGCCGGGTACATGGGGATCGCCGGGG